CCTCGCGGCTCTTTTCCGGTTCGGCTGGCGATTTCGCGTGAAATCTCGCGCTCAAATCCAGCGTTTGACCAATCGTTGTTGGCTGCGGCTTGGATTGCTCGAACCAAAGAGTAATTTTGCTTCTCTTTCTTGGTCAGTTCCGGCTGCACAACATGAGGATTTGTTCGCACTTCGTCGCTCAGTTCTTCAGCAAACTGCAAGTAAGGCTTGCCTTCTCGAATGGCTCTTTCTGCGAAGTCAGACTTACCAAAACCTTCAGCCAAAGAGCGGATTTTGTTTTGTTCATTCAGCATCTGCTGACGCACAGATTTTTCATCAATCACTGGGACAGGTTCATTTGTGACCTGCACATTTAGGCCTTCCATTTCCATTTTTTCTTCCTTTTTTGTAGGTAAAATACTTCTTCCTACGCCCACACCTTTATCGGCTGGAACGCTGACGATTGAAATTTCCTGTGGATACCAAGAATTCACTCGAAAGATTCCTCTACCGTCGATTTCCTCTTCAGTAGGTGTCATCCCTTTGACTGAATACCCCACAGAAACATTTGAGCGAATGCCATCTACAACATCCGCAAAGACCTCTTCAGCCAGTGCGCTTCTTCCGAATCGAACTGTCGCCCGTGCTATTCCAGCCGCGCTATCCAGGTCTACTCTTTCGACTACGCCAATCTGTTGGCGCATATCGTGATCTAAAAGAAGAGGCATTCTGCCACTTCTCGCAAAACTCAAATCGATCTCGTCTTCGCTGTGGCCTAAAACCTCATAGCCAAATTCCCTTTCAACTGGGGATTGTGAAGACCAAGCAAGACGGACTCGTCTGTCGTCTTTCTCTTTGTCGTAGTGCCAACCGCGCTCAACCTCCCCAACTCGAAAGCTGAGAGGTTCGACTGTCGCCTTGCGTTCTTCTTCTGCCATTTCCATTTCAGGCTCTTCTGCGACTTCTTCGGCTTTGGCTTTCGCAAAGGCTACGATGTACTCGTTTTCTGTTTCTTCGACTTCCAAGACATGTCGAGTTGCTAAATCTTTTGCTTCCATACGTTCCTTTTCTTCGTTGTTGGCTTGCTCAACAATCTTGTTTGCCCAAGTCTGGCCTGCATCTCCACCCCAAAGAGCGTTTGCTATACGTCCGTTGCTTGGATAGCCTTTCTCTCCTGGTCTATAACCTTCAGCTTTTTTGTCCACTTCATGGCGAGCGAAAAAACTTTTCATTCTTTTGACGGTATCTAGTGAGAGATTCTTTTCGTTGACAATGTCCCTAGCGCGAGCAATTCCAATCAGTGTTCCGCCTCGTCCAAATTCTTTACGCCATGCCAATCCCTTCTTAGCTTCTTCCACCATGCCTTGCGTTGGCTTGTGTCCCTCACTCATCCGCTGCCTCTTGTTCGTTTTCTGCAATCTCGACTTGTGTCAAATCTAGGAAAAACGGCTGCTTTGGCCCCAATGGTTTGAAGTGGCCTACTTCGATTCCGTAGCGTTCCGCCATTTGAACGTCCTGCTGAATTTGACTGAAGACTTCTTCAGGATCTCGTCCGTATTGCAACTGGACATCTGACAAGCTCATAAACCCAGACTGAACCGCTGCCGTGGCTGCGCTAATTTCTTTAGCAGGATCTACCCAAGCGAATCCGCGCCCTCTAAATTCAGCACTTGGAATAAATTTCGATTCTGCCTTTTCCATTGACCAATCGAATGTCCCTCGTAGCACTTGGACTTTATGCCACTCGCGATAGATCGGTTTGGCTAAATGAGTAATCAAAAACTTCTGAAGCATTCGGTAATGGTCGCGCTCACTGATTGCGCCTTGCCGAATACTCGAGTAATTCACGCCTGTCAAATCGTTGGAAAGTTCGGCATAGCTAATGCCCAAACCGGAAGCAATCGAACGCAAAACGGCAGAATGAAAATCAGGAAATGCTGTGGTGGGGTGGGTGGGGTCCCAAGCTGAAAAAGACATTCCAGCCGGAAGCTGCTGAATGCTGCCTGGACTTGCGTCCATGACAGGCTGATAATCGTCAAGCGTGTCTTCGCCATCGAATCCGTCACCTTCTGGCGATTGCAGAAAACCCATTTTGGCAGCGCCCAATCTGGCGGCAACCACCTCGGCTTGCAGGTATCCTTGCAACTGATGCATGGATTCCATGACAGAAGCAAAAGCTGGAACGCCTCTCGTTTGCTGACTTCTTTCCGGTAAGTAAATGTGCAGAAGTTCTTCAGCCGGAATACGAACACGCCTCATTCCGTGGTGATAGCTTCCGACTGTTCCGTAATTTAGCGGATGGTCTGGGCCTTCAAAAAGGTGATACGCAACAGGTCGATGAAAGCGATTGAGTTCCACGCCCATAATAATCCGGTTGCCGTTCGATAGCGTGGTGTCGTATTGCTCGTCGAGATAATCGCCTTCAAGAATCTGAAGCCCAAAGCCAAAAGGCAAAGATTTGTCTCTGACTAGTTTGACTAAAACTTCACCGTCTCGCTGAACGCTTTCGATCACCAATTGTTGAACATCAATCCAACTGAGCTTTCCGCTAACCTCGCAATTCCCCAGTTGACTCCACTCTTTCCAGGCTCTTTCGATTCTGGCGTTTCCTACTTGATCCAGTGGCCCTTGAGCATTGTTTGGATCGGGCCTGCCGTTGACTAGGGGAAGATTTCTGGCGCGGCTTTGAAACGTTAATCCCTCATGCCCGACAATCATCGTCCGGTAAACCTGCAACGCCCTTTTGGCGTAAGGATTATTTCTTGATAACTGACGACTTCTGTCTCGAAGTCTGCGGATTGCGCCACGGATTTCAGTGTCTGCGGATGTGGCAGGAGAAAGAAAATCAGAAAGCAGAGAGGAAACTTGATTGCCTAAATAGGATCGTTTGCGCTTTGGGGTTTCGGCTTTGCTTTGAGGCTTCGATTCTCTGCCGATTAAATCGGGAATTTCACCTTTGAAGGGCCACATTAGTTAAGTCCTCCAAATCTAGTGGCGATTACATCACCCGTTGGCTTACCTGCTTTTCTTCGCGTTGCCTTGATTTCTTTTCGCAGCTCAGACTTCCAATAGTTCAGTTCCTGGCGAGTTTTCACCATATCCGCATAAATCATGTTTCGATCTGCGATGGCGTATTGGCTCGCATGCTTTTGGGCTAACTCTTTGAGCGTTGCCTCCAGATAAGTAACCATTAAATCAGCGGTTGAACGCGGATCACTTTGGTTGGAATCGTAATCGCCAATGATGTCCCAAACGCCTTCTGAAACAGAAATCTGCTCAGAATCAGAAGCGCGAACAATCCAAGCCTGCCAATGCAAATGACCTAATGGATAATCGGCAGTAGTAGCGCTGGGAACTTCGATAAAATAGGTGGAATCTGCTTCAGTGGCGGAAAAAGTGATTTCCTGTCCGCCACCATGAACGCGAGCGTGATAATGGAGAGAGTAAGAACCAACCGGATAAGGTGTAGCTAGATCGTCGCGCCTCCATGTCCAGAAAGCGCCAGCGATTAAGGTTTCCGGCTCAGTTGTGGGGTAGTTGTTGCGGTCAAATAGATCAATTGCCATGCGCTAGGTTTAGCGCAAAAGCAAAGGGCTGTGGGGAATTTTGGGAATTTTGGGAATTTTGGGAAAATTGGCAAAATTAAAAAGATTGATTTTCGTTGTGTAAGGTGTTCGCCAATTCTTTTAGGTTGTTTTCTTTAAATTCAAGCCATTCTCGAAGAGAAAAGCGGAGGGGGTTGCTTCCTGTAGCTATTTGCTTAAAATCCTTAAATTTCTTTAGCATTCTGTAGTTAATAATCAATTTTTCATTTTTAGGAAAATCTAAAAGAGGCTTAAAAAGATGATCGCACTCCTTAAAAATATCGTCTAATTCATTGAGAGGCGTATGCCTTGTGATTATTTTTAATTCAATCAGAATCTCTCTTTTTTTCAGAATATTGTCGACAACTCTTGGAGCGGATTCTGATAATTCGCCTTGAACAGACCAGCTTTCTTCAAGCGCTACGTCAATCAAGTCTTCTGCTGATAACTCAAAGCCTTCATCAGACAAAAACTGAAGAGCCTGCTTGAGAGTCAATAATTTTTCTTTTTTTGCCACGCTTTTTTATCGAAATTCTAAATAATTACTTCGGCTTTCAATTCGCCACCTTCCTCCAACCCGATAGCTCGGCACTAGCCCACTCTCACAGTATCGGTAGGCAGTGCTTTTGCTGATGTCCAGCAAGGCTTGCAGTTCCTTTGGTGTGATATACGGCATTCTTGGTGGTCTTCTCATTTAAAATCCTTGAATCCAAGAGCGTCGAGGCATACGAAGGCGGTTTCTTCGCATTGGTGGGCTGTCCACTTCCGGTGTAGGAGGTGGAGGTTCTTCGATTTCGTTGATTTTATTCGTCAGCTTGTCCAGATTCTTGACATTCAGAATCGCTAGAGCGGACAAAGCATAGACTCGGCAGTCTAACGCCTCATTTCTGTCTCTGGTTTTGATCCATTCGCGTTTTGCATAGCCTTTCGAGTGCTTCGTTGCCAATCTCTCGCTCAAAAGTTCCAGAAAATAACTTCGATCACGGCTCATTGGAAAATGGCAAAAGCCTGCGCCTTTTTCTTCAATCCTGAGTTGAGCAAAAATCTGCTCTTTTGCGGAAAATGTCCCGATTGGGTAAAGCCTCACTTTGCCAATATTGTTTCGGCTTGGTTTGCCTACAATCGGCCTGCCTTCCTGCCCCATGCCTTTGATCGCAAACACTCTGCGGCCCTCTCTTGAGCGGCAAAACGCATAAACGGACTGCGTGTAATGTCCGCCGGAATCAATACATGCTGCTGAAATCGCCAACTCTTTGCCGTTTTCGAGAGTATAGCCTTGAACCAAGACAGAATCTAGTCTTTCCCAGAGTTCGCGGCTGCTGGGATCACCGTAAATTGTGCCATATTCAAGTGACCAGTTCTCAGGACTTGCGCCACCTTTGCCCCAGCCTACGATTTCGTAGCATAAACGATCATCCTGAACGTCTACTCCTGCCGTAATAATCCCAATCCCGTTTGGTGCGGTTTTTTCGCCATCACTCCAGTTGGATTCCCTTCGAGCGAACAAGTATTCATAAGGGATTTCCTCTTGTGAATTCGTCATGTCCCAAGATTCCGCTAAGTAGGTATTTACGAATCCTTGCAGAGTGTGCGCGGACTGTTTGGCAATCACAAACTCTTGAGCTGCTTCTGCTATCGTCTGCCAAGGTGAATAGAGTCCAGAGAGGTGAAAACCTGCGATTCCCTTGAAATCTCGCTCGGCTCGCCACTCGCCAAAACGCAACGCCTTGATTCTGTGGGCATCTGTCCAAGGTTCATCGCAATGTTCACAGTGATATTTTGCATTTTCTGGCTCATTTTCAGGCCATCGAATTTGCCGAAACGCTAACGTTTGAAATTCTCCGCAACTGTGGCAAGGAATCCAGAACTGTCTTCTGTCGCTTCGCTTGTAAGCGGCTTCAATTCTGGATTGGTCTTTGATGGTTGGGCTGGAAACCTGAAGAATTTTGCGATTCCAGAAAGTCGCTGAACGTCTGCGAGCCAATGCCACCGGATCACCTTCTGAACCTGCGCTCACTGGGTATCTGTCCACCTCGTCACAAAGCACGATTCGTATTGGGCGAGAAGCCAGTGAGCTTGGCGAATTCGCGCCACAGACGGTTAAGTGTCCGCCTGGGAAAGTCTTATGAAGTGTGGTGTTGCCAGAATCTCGGCTTCTAGGATCTGCTACCTTGCCTTGCAAAGTTGGGGTATCGCGCAGCATTGGCGCGAGCCTGTCCTTACTCCAAGCTTGTGCCATTTCCAAAGTTGGTTGAACTACCAGAATTGGGCTTGGATCGTGCGCCATATGGTAGCCGCAAATATTCAAGCAGACTTCCGTTTTCCCAAGCTGGCTTCCACACATTGCCACTACTTCAGAAACTGCTGGATCTGAGACAGCTTCCATGATTCCGGTGAGGTAAGGCGTTCTGTTATTTTGCCATTGTCCTGGTTCTGCTGACGCCTCTGGGCTTAGTCGCCTTTCGGCTTCCGCCCACTCCGCTACGTTTAATTTTGGTGGAGGTTTCAGGACTTGGAAGCATTGGTTCAGGATTTCCGAAAAGTCCTGAGAGTTCTGTGAGCGCTTCAATGACGGCATCTTCAATCAGATTTTTTGTTACGGCTGGTTTTGATTCATGGGCCACCACTGGGCCAAGCTTTGATGGCATGGACAACAAGCGAGCCTTGACGTTTCCCAAAGCGGTTTGAACTTCTTTAACTATATCCGCTTTTCTGACTAACAAGCCTTCGAGTTCTTCTCTCTCCATTGCCTTGATTAGCGCCATTTCTTTCTCTTTCTTAGCTCTCCACTCTTCAAAATTAACATAATCGCCAGCGGAATTTTCAGGAACATCATCAACAACCAGAGACTGCAAATGGTCAGGAACAGTAAGGTTAAGACTATGAAAAGCATTGCCAACATCATAACGACCATCGGGATGCCGATACAAAGTGCCGTTAGACGTTTTGCGCGATAGTACAGACTTATCAATTCCGGTTAGTTTGCTTAATTCTGTTTGGGTGACGCGATAATGTTTTTTTGTTACTCGGCCCATCTAATTTGGCACGCTCCTTGGCTGTGACTAGAATACAATCGCGGTCGGGCGCAAAACCAC